GGATGGGGGCGCGCCGTAGAGCACCAGGCACGACTGCGCGACGCCACGCTGGAAGGCATCGACATGCCGCCCGATCCGCGCATGCAGGGTTGGGGCGGTCCGGCGCAATATCCGGTCTTGCCGCGGCAGTGGGGGCGTCGATGACGTTGCTCACGGTGGTGCAGGAGGTATGCGCGCGAGTCGGTGTGAGCGTGCCGGGCGCGGTCGTTCCCGGGATCAACTCCAACCGTACCATGCGCGAGATGCTGGCCTGCGCCAATGAGATGGCGCAGCGCATTGCTACCGATACCCGTGAATGGACGCAATTGAAAAAGTCAGTGACCTACACCGGCGACGGGATCACAACTGCGTTCAATCTGCCTGCTGACTATCGACGCATGTTGCTGAACACCAGCGTATGGCGTTCGACGTCGGCGATACAGCCGATGCGCTACATCGCCGATACCGACGAGTGGCTGCAGCGGCGCATGATGACGTGGAACGACGCCTGGGGCGAGTGGACGCTGCTCGGCAACCAGATACTGATCTGGCCGGCCATGGGAGCCGGGGTAACTGCAAGCTTTTCCTACCTTGACAAGAACAGCATTGCGCTCAATTCCGGTGGTTATGGCGACACGTTCATGAACGACGCGGATACTTTCCGGTTGGATGAGCGCGTGCTCAAGCTTGGCATGATCTTCGACTGGAAGCAGGGCAAGGGCTCACCTTACGCCGAAGACATGGGCACCTGGTCCGATGCTATGGCGATCGCCATGGGTTCCAACAAGCCGATGCCGATCATCATCGACCGTGCGCCGATATCTGCTTACTCGCGCGGGATCGCGTATCCCTGGCCGTTGCCGTCATGAGCAGGCACGTCGCCTTCCGCCGCCAGCCGGTGGACCAGCAGTTCGCGCAGGCGCTGCGCGCGACCACCTTGCCGGCGCCGACGCGCGGCATCAATCAGATGGAAAACGAGGCGTTCATGCAGCCGGGCAGCTGCATCGTCTCGGACAATTGGATACCGACGCTCAGAGGTGTGAAGCTGCGCGGCGGCTGCACGCGCTGGTGCGCGCTGCCGGAAACGACGCCGATCATCTCCGCGTTCGAATACCAGAGCGGCAATGTGCAGCATATGTTCGCCGCCAATGCGACCAAGTTGTACGACGTGACGTCAACCACGCCGTTCATGATCAAGGACACCCAGGCGAGCGGCAACTATTGCGCCTCGCAGCTGGCGAACGCGAGCGGCGACTATCTGCTTGCGCTCAATGACGCCGGCGACACGCCGCTGCGCTACAACGGCGCGGGATGGGTCGTCTGCACGCCGCCCGGCACGCTCGGCGCGCCGCTGGCGGACGGAGCGTCGGCGATAACCTGGCCGACGCCGCTGCTGCCTGGCCAGGTGCAAGGCAAAGGGCTGGTCTACGTCTGGAAATATCGTAATCGCTGGTTCTTCATCCAGCAGGACAGCATGAACGCCTGGTATCTGCCGCTCAACGCGGTCGGCGGCGTGCTGGCCTTGATCCCGCTGTCGGGCGCTGCCACCAAAGGCGGGAAACTGCTTTGGGGTGCAACCTGGTCGATCGACGCCGGCGATGGCATCGACGACAAGTGCGTGTTCTGCACCGACCAGGGCGAATTGCTGATCTTCACCGGCTCGGACCCGTCGAACATCAATTCATGGCGCCAGGAGGGGCGCTATCAGATCTCGCCGCCGATGGGCATGAACGCCCACACCTTGATCGGCGGCGACCTGATTATTCTCACCGTCGACGGCATGGTGCCGATCAGCCTGGCGATCCAAAAAGACGCCGGGCAGATGGAGCTCGCCACCTTGACGCGCATGATCAAGCCGCTGTGGCGCGAGAACGTCGAGAACGGCGTCAAGCGCGCCAATCCGTGGACGATCAAGAAATGGGACGAATACGGCGGCTACTTCGTCGCCATGCCGGGCGGCAAGCCGGGCCAGCGCTATTGCCTTGGCGCCAACAACACCACCGGCGCCTGGTGTCGTTTCATGGGTTGGGACGCAACCTGCTTTATCCGCATGCGCGGCGACATGTTCTTCGGCACCCAGGGCGGCATCGTGATGCAGGCCGACCGCACCGGTTATGACGACGGCGTGCCCTATGTCGCGACCCTGGTCGGCGGCTGGGAGATGTTCAAGGCGCCGTCGCAGCAGGTCACGCTGCATCAGATGCGCGCGATATTCACTTCGCGCGCCAACGAACCGTTCCAGCCGCAACTGTCGGCGACAACTGACTTCCAGGTGATCATCCCGCCGCCGCCCGAAATAGGGCTCGATCCCGGGATCGCCGATGTCTGGGACGAGGGACTGTGGGACGAGGCGCTGTGGGACCAGCCCGGGCTCGGCCGGCCGCCGCATCGCAACACGCTGTGGGTCAGCATCGGCATGACCGGCTTCGCGCATGCGCCGATCGTGCAGGTCTATGTCGGACAGCAGGCTAGGCCAGACGTCGAGTTGGTGGCGCTCGGTGCGACTTACGAAATAGCCGGCGTGAACGTCTAGGGACAGGGCCATGGCAAAGCGCAAGCTGACGCTGGCGGACTTCACGGGCCCTAACAATATCAATACGCCCAGTCCGACCAACACCTACGGCATCGCCGATCGTGACGCACTGCAGGCATTTGCCTGGGGCCAAGATTACGACGTCGAGGCACGCCGCAACGCGATCGCGGCCGCCATGCTGGCACAGCAGGTGGCGGCGCCGGGCGGCGCCGCGGCGCCGGGGTTCGATCAGCTGACCGCCCGGCCGTATGACTATCGACTCGGCGGTTCCGGCGACTACGGCATGGGCGCCGGCGACACGCCGGCGGCAACCGGCCGCGAACCGGGAAATGTGACGCAAGATAAGTTGTTCGAAGGCGTCACACCCGAGCGCAGTTTCTGGGGCGGTGCCCCGCCTCCTGGCGCTCCGCCGGACGATGAAGGAAAAACTACGCCGGAAGACAACAGCGCTGTTGTTGCGTCCATCATGGACCAGATCGCACAATCCAACGCGATCACGCAGGCGATGTCGCAGAACGCCCCGGCGACAAGCCCGGACTTTGGCCCCCTAGATGCTGCGGCAGCAAACGCCACTGCTGCCACCCAGGCAGCGCTGGCGGATGCGATAGCGTCCCAGACGCCTGCCGCGCCGGCGGCGCCCGGGGCGGTAACGCAATCTGGCATTCCTGCGGGCGATCGCACGCCCTCCATGTTCGCCGATCAGATCCCCGGTGATACGCCGCCTTCAGGTAACGTATTAACGGGTGTATTTGACATGTTCGGCAATGCGCCGACAGCGCCGGCGGCGCCGGCGGCGCCGGGCGCGGCGCCAACCGGAACACCGGGCGCGGCCGGCCTTCCCGGAGGGTTCGCCAGCGCGGGCAGCGGTCAACCGGGCACAGTCGCCCTGGGAGGTGGCTCCGTCGTCACCGGAACGCCGGGCGGTACGATCCTAGGTCCCACTCCGGGAGAGGGGATAGTCAGCGCCAGCCAGCTGGCGACGACGCCGGGTTCCAAGGGGTGGGGTGGCAAAGGTGAAGGCGATCCGAATGATCCGAACGCGCCATCCGAACCAGATATTGCGGGAGAGCACGCAGCCGCGCAGACGGCTTCCCCGTCATTTGGCGCGCCATCGTTTGACATCGGTTCGCTGAATGCCGCCAGCATGGCCGCCATGACATCCGGTGCGATGAACTCCGTCGGCAGTCTCGCGATGCCGTCGGGATACGCCTCATTTGCCAACGCGCCGTCAACACCGGGCTATGCCGGGTTTGTTGGTGGCGGCATGCCAACCGGTAGCTTAGTCGCGCAGGGTATGCCGGCCCCGAGCGGCGGAAAGTTCGGCCCGGATTTCACCTTCGACTTTACCGATTCGGATCAAACCGTTGCCGCTCCGAGCCTGAGCGATACCGGCGTGGTTGATTTCACCGGTTCTGCTACGCCGGACTTCGCCACCGGCGGCTTTGTCGGCGGTGCCGTCGATCTGGGCGACCTTGGCGGACAGGGTGCTGTTGATGCCGCAGGATTGACCGATGCCGGTCTGGGCGGTGGCGGCGGCTTCGGTGGCGGCGGCGGCTTCGGCGGCGGCGGCGCTGCCGGCGGCGCGACCGGCTTCGGCGGCATGGACGCGATGGGCGGGGTCGGCGGCATGAGCACCGGCGGCACCGGTGAGATTGGTTCTGTGGCCGATGGTTCGGGCGGCGGGATTGGCGGGATCGGCGGCGCCGGCATGGGCGGCGGTCTCGGCAGCCCCGGGACAGGCGATTTTGGCAGCGACAACAGCGGCGACAACAGCGGCGGCGACAACAGCGGCGGCGGCGGAGCCGCGCCATGACGCTGCGTTACGTCTATGATCAATCCGATACCGTCGCGACCGCGGTCGCGAAGATGATCCCGCATCTGCACGGCCGCCCGTTCGGCAAGTGCAGGGCGATCGGGATCATTGACGAGCAGGGCCGAATGATTGCCGGGCTGGTCTACCACAACTGGCTGCCCGAGGCCGGTGTGATTGATCTCAGCGTCGCGGCGCTGCCGGGTTCCGCATGGTTTTCACGTGAAACGGTGTGGCGGATGTATGCCTATCCGTTCATCGACGCCGGCGTACAGATGGTGTCGCACCTGGTGCCGGCCGACGCCACGCCGTCGTTGCGCCAACTCGCGACGCTCGGCTGCATGCTGATCGAGATCCCGCGCATTCTCGGACGCCATCGCGACGGCGTGCTCGGACTGCTGACGCGCGAGACGTGGGAAAGCAGCAAGTTTCATCGACGCTGTGCGCGATCACAGCCTGTTGCAAATA